TAGACAACGGCATCTTCTGGCTGGGCGCTGACGCCCGTGGCAAGGGCATAGTCTACCGCGCCAACGGTTACACCGCGCAGCGCGTGTCTACGCACGCTGTGGAGTGGCAAATCCAGCAGTACGGAAACCTTTCCGATGCTGTTGCCTACACATACCAGCAAGACGGCCATTCGTTTTATGTGCTGATTTTTCCATCGGCCAACACCACTTGGGTGTTTGACGTTGCCACTTCGATGTGGCATGAACGCGCCGCCTTCATCAACGGTTCGTTTACCCGCCATCGTTCAAACTGCCAGATGTCGTTCAACAACGAAATCGTTGTGGGCGACCATGAGCTTGGCAACATCTATGCGTTTGATTTAGAGGTGTTTTCTGACGCTGGCGCAGTGCAGAAATGGCTTCGGTCGTGGCGAGCGCTGCCGACCGGCATGAACGATCTAAAGCGTAGCGCACACCACTCGCTACAGCTTGACGCTGAAACCGGCGCGATTGACGACAGCGTGACAACGCCAGTCGTCATACTCGACATTTCCGACCCAAACGATGACCTGCTGGCTGAAAACGGTGATTTTCTTGTCTGGGAATATATCAGCGGCACGTTCAATGAAGTGCTGCTAACGGAATCTGGTGACCAGCTTGTTCAAGAAGACGGCGGCGAAATTGTGCTTGTCGTAGTTCCCATTAGCGCCACGGGCGGTAAGATTCTGGCCGAGAAGGGTCTTCCTACGGCAACAGCCATCGACCCACAAGTCATGCTGCGCTGGTCTGATGACGGCGGCCACACTTGGAGCAACAGCCACTGGCGGTCAATGGGCAAGACGGGCACATACGGCACCCGCGTCATTTGGCGTCGCTTGGGCATGACCTTGAAGCTGCGCGACCGCGTGTACGAGGTGTCAGGGACTGACCCGATCAAGATTGCGATTATGGGCGCTGAACTTATTGCAAGCCCGACAAATGGCTGATCCTCAAAACATCACTAAAATCCCCGCGCCTCGCGTGCCGCTGGTGGATGATCGCACGGGGTTAATCTCGCGTGAGTGGTTTCGTTTTTTTAATAATGTCTACACCATATCTGGCGGCGCAACGCAGGGCATCGCCCAAATAGCCAATGGGGGGACGGGTGCGGATAACGCAACGCAAGCGCGTATTAATCTTGGCGTAGACGCAAATTCAGTTAGCCGAGTTGGGGGTACGGGCACGGTTAATGGAATTACTTTAACGGGCGACGTCACTTCATCTGGCGATTTAACACTCGGTGGCGCTTTATCGGGCGTTAATTTAACAAATCAAATTGCGGGCGTGTTATCCGTTTTCAACGGCGGTACGGGCTTGACCGCACGGCCCTCGGTTGCAACCAAAGTCGCGGACTTTACCCTTGCAAACACTGAAGGTTGGATCATCAACAACAAGTCAGGCGCGACTTGTACGGTCACACTTCCCGCAGCATCAGCGTGGTCTGGCCGCGCAGTGACCTTTAAAAACCTGCAAACTGAGACAGTTGTGTCGGCGTCAAGCAACGTCGCGCCGATTGGCAGCGCCACACCTGGCACAGCCATTCTGCCCGCCACTGTAGGCGCATGGGCCACGTTGGTGTCAGACGGCACAAACTGGGTGGTGATGGCATCATGATTACAGTGACCTACGGCAAAGGCTTTAAGCTGTCGGAAACAGCAAGAGTCGCGTTTCGTGAAAAAATCATGGTCGTACAAGATGGTATGCAAGCCCTGATTGACAGCGGCGCAATGCGGTCAACGCTTGAAGACTGCACGCTGAAACATTATTTTTCACCCAAAGATAAAAAATACGGCTGCTGCACTTACGCCCGCGAAATGATGATTCCAAAAGGAACATTGATCATTGGCAAAATTCATCGCCACCAGCATTTGAATTTTATTGCCAAGGGCAAAGTGATAGTGTTCACAGAGTTTGGTCAAAAGCACCTTGAAGGACCATGCACTTTTGTGTCTGAAGTAGGGCTAAAACGTGCGGTTTATGCTGAAGAAGATACACTATGGACAACCGTACACATGACGCAGTTTCAATCGGAAGCAGAGTTAGATAAAATCGAGCAAGAAGTCATTTCCCCCTCATACGCTGAGATGGGCCTGATTGCTTCTGTTAATGATCTGCCTAAATTAACGGCACAAGGGGGAAAATTATGACATGGGGATTTGTAGCTGTTGGCGCTGGTATGCTCGGCGGTGCGATACTTTCATCAAATGCTGCTGAAAGCGCGGCTGAAACGCAGGCGGGGGCCGCCAAAGAAGCTGGCACAGCGTCGCTTGAAGGCTTGCAGTTGCAACTGGCGGCTGACAAAGAAGCGTTAGATAAAACGCTTGCGGCGCAACAAGCTGCTGCTGCGTCTGGTAATGCTGCTGCGGCTGCCGCGCTAGATAAGCAGTTAGCGCTGCAACGTGAACTTTACAACCGGCAAGTTGAGCTTCTAAGTCCGTACACAAAAGCTGGCGAAACCGGCCAGAATAGGCTGATGGACCTTTTGGGCCTAAGCGGCAATGTGAACGCGCCTGGCTACGGTTCTGCTGCGAAAAGTTTTTCTGCGGAAGACATGCAGCAAGACCCAGGCTATGCGTTTCGTTTGTCTGAAGGTCAAAAAGCAATTGAGCGCTCGACTGCTGCTCGGGGTGGCTTGCAGTCGGGTGCTGCACTCAAGGCCGCAGCGCGGTACGGCCAAGAGATGGGGTCGCAAGAGTACGCGAACGCATTTAATCGTTACCAGACCGAACGCCAGAGCCAATTGGGTAACTTGCAATCATTGCAATCAGTTGGTCAGGCTTCGGCTGCTGGTCAAGCTACTGCTGCGGGCAGTCTGTCGCAGGCAGGATCGCAAGCCTATGGCAACTACGGCGCAACGCAAGGCCAAATAGCCGCACAACAGGGTGCTGGCGCAACGGCGGCGTATGCTGGGTCTAGCCAAGCCCGCCAAAGCGCGTATGGCGCGAACACGGCCAACCAAATGGGTGCAATTACCGGCGCTGCTAATGCAATGTCTGCGGGTCAAATCGGTTCCGCTAATGCGTTTTCCAGTGCGATAGGCCAAGGCGTTGGCTTGTACGGCATGTACAACCAAAATCAGTTGGCACAACAATATATTAGCCGACTGCCCCCCGTTGCAGGTTCTGACGTTGCGATCAAAGAAAACATTCGCAAAATTGGTGTGTTGGAAAACGGCCTTAATGTGTACGAATATGAGTACAAAGCCCCATACAAAGCCACATGGGGGCACGGCCAACAAATTGGCGTTATGGCGCAAGAAGTTGAGCAAATTATTCCTGAAGCTGTTAGTGTGCATCCTGATGGCTACAAGATGGTTGACTACTCAATGATCCACTAAGGACTTAAAAATGCCACTCGACCCCAGCATTATTCTTGGCGCAAAATCGCCGCAATTTGATCTGTCGCAGTTTTCGCAGACAAACGCATTGACAAACGCGATGAAATTTAGGCAGGCTGATGAAGCAAGTCAACTGAACGCGCTAAAAATGGCGGAGTATGAACGCACTCGTACTGAAGAACAAGACTTTCGTAATTATTTGGCTACAACGGAAAAGCCAAATGATCCAGCAAATCGGGCAAATTTTTTGCGGTACGGTAAGACAGGCGCTGCGTATGGCGAGGCTTTGGATAAGCGAGACACCGCAGCTTTGACGCAACAAGAAACCCAATTTAAAGTTGAAAAAGCTAAGAGAGAATTTACCGCGCAAGCGTTTCGCGACACCAGCCGAAATCCTTCAGACGCTAACATTACCGCGTACAAAGAAGATTATTTGGCTAACCCGCTATTTAATAAAGCCGAAAAAGATCGAATGGTTGCGGGCGTTGATCGAATTTTGACTATGCCCGTTGGTGAACGCGCAGCGTTTATGTCTAGCCAAGGCGCAAGCGCAAGCGAGTTGAAGCCTACGCTTACACCGCAAACTCTTGGCGCCACAACGCGCTTAATAAGTACACCAGCGTTTGGTGGCGCGGCTACCCAAGTTGTTGGCAGCGAAGGGGCGGTTACCGCCACTCCTGCTCAACTTGAAACTAACAGAATTGCACAAGCGCGTTTGGCATTTGATAAAAACAAATTTGCATGGGAACAATCTAACCCAGGTTACGAACTTAAAGAAGGAGAAGACGGCACGGTCATGGCGATAAACAAGCGCACGCTGCAAGCGGTGCCTGTCACTGTTGGTGGCGCTGCTCCTGCGGCTTCGGGTGTTCCAGCCGCAGTCCCAGCAGCGGCTGGCGCTGGTATGCCTAGCGCTCGGGTGCCTGCGGCTGCTACGCCAGCCCCAATGGCTGGTGGTACGCCGCTTCGTGGCAAAAGTCCAGCAATGACCGAAACGCAAAGCAATGCCGCTATGTTTGGTGGCGCAATGATGCAAGCGCAAAACACCATTGACCAATTGGAAAAAACAGGCACTGTTAAAAATGCAGTTGTGCCTGGCTTGCTTACTGGTTTGGTAAACATGGCTCCATTTGGTTCCGGCCAAGGCGTTTCAGAAGCAATTGGAAGCGCTTTTAACGCCGATCCAACTGGCTTAATTGGGCCGAACGCTGCTCAACAAAAACTTGCCCAAGCTCAATTGGCTTTTGCAACTGCTTATTTGCGTAAAACTTCAGGTGCAGCATTTGGCGCATCTGAAATTGCCAACACTATTAAAGAATATTTTCCATTGCAAGGCGAAGGCGCTGCAATAATTCAGCAAAAAGCAGCGGCACGCAAACGCGCTGTAGAGGGCATGAAAATTTCAACAAACGCCGAAGGCAAAAAGTACATTAACACTTTTAGTGATGGCGGTGCGCCTGCGGCTGGCGTTGACACCAGCAACCCTTTGCTGCGTTAAGGAATCAAAATGGCAGACTTGGCCGCAATTCTTAAAGACCCAAATTATGTCAACGCGAACCCAGCTACCAAGCAGGCTATCTTTGACAAGTTTGCGCCGCAAGACCCAAATTTTGCAAACGCAAATTCTGAGACTCAATTAGCCATTCGCAGCAAGTTTGGCTTGACGCCTGTTGACAGCGGCATTCCTGAGGGCCGTAGTGGCGTAAGCCAAATTCCAACTGAGGCAAGCGCTAATTTAACGCCTACTGGTTCAGAACCAGTCTCTATTCGCGACCGCATCATGGGCGTGATTGAAACGCCTGCGGCGCTTGTTGGTGGCCTTGCTGGTGGCATAGCTGCACCAATTGCTGGGATGTACGGTCAACTGTCTAGTCCTGCGCCGCAAGGGTCACCAGCAGCTATGGCGGCTGGCGAGGCAATGGCTGCAAAGGCTCGCGCTCAGTTCTACCAGCCCCGCACAGAAACAGCCAAACAAATCCTTGGCGCTGTTGGCGGTGCAATGGAGGGCTTGCCGCCCACATTGGGCGGTGTGGGTACATCATTAAATGCGTTAGTTGCCCCAACCGTGCAACAAGCCGGTGCAATGGTGCGCCCAGCAGTCTCTCAAGCCGTTGCGCCAGTGCGTAATGCTTTGACCCGCAAGCAACCAGACATGGTGGGCATGGGCGCAGCTAGCACAGCAGAGGACTTGATGCGTCAGCAGCGCTTGGAGCAATTTGGCATCCGTGCCACCGCTGGTGAGCGTGAGCGCAACTTGCAAAAGCAGCAGTTTGAGTCTGAGGTGCAACGTGGTGCGGTTACTGGCATTTCAGAAGATGCAAAGGTTGCATTGTCTGAGCAAATGAGAAGGTTTGAGGCTGGTAAAAGACAAGACATTGTTCGCAATTTTGAACGCATGACGGCTGAAACTGGCGCTGAAGTTGCCGATCCAACCCAATTGCGTGCTGTTGGCAAGATTGTTGACAAAACGCTTAATGATGAGTACACCAAAAAGTATGACCAATACAAGGCGTTGTACAAAAAAGCAGATGAAGCTGGTGAAACATTACAACAAGTGCCTTATCAAAGTTTGCTTGATTTTATTGAAACCAAAACGCCAACACAACGTCAAAAATTAGACCCAATTTTGGATTCTGTGGCTGAGTCATTAAGAATGAATGATCCGCAAGGCACTGGAGCAATTTCAGTTCGAGCGCTTGAAGACATTTACCAGCAGATCGGCACGGTCAAAGACTCAGCAAATGCCAAGCCTATGAAAAACATCATTACCCAAATGGGTGAAGGTGCTGGCGGTGAGTTGTATCAAAAAGCGCGTCAATCCAGAGCGCAGTTGGCCAAAGAGTTTGAAGATGTTTATCGCGTTGACAAATTGCTTGGCACAAAGGCTGGCTACGCTGACCGCCAAGTGGCGCTTGATGATGTGTTTAAGTATGTGGTGCTTGACGGTTCATTAGAAGAAATGCGCACAGTCACTAAATTGCTTAAAAAAGGTGGCAAAGAAGGTCGCAAAGCCTATGCAGAACTGCAAGGTCAAACCATTCAGCAGATGAAAGAAATGCTCACCAAGGGTGATCAGATGTCTTTCAAAAACTTGAACACTTTGATTAATCAGTTGGACAATGAGGGCAAGCTGGACTATATGTACGGTAAGGCAGGCCGTGATCAAATTCTTGACTTGCGGGACGCCATTAAAGATGTGGTGGTAAAAGAGCCAGGCGCTGTGAATTATCCAAATACCGCAGGCGTTGTGCTTCGGGGTTTGGAAATTTTGCAAAAATCGCCGATTAAAATACCCGGCACTCAAACAGCAGCCGAATTTGCTCGCACTCGCCAAGTTAAAAAACAGGTTGAAAAATCATTGGAACAACCTAACCAATTGGCACCAAAACAACCTAATCAAAACGCACTGACGGGACGATAAATGGATTACCAAGTCTTGTTCAACGGCGCTGTTATCTTGGCGTCTTTTTTTGGCGGGTGGACACTGAATACCATCACCAAGTCGTTGGAGCGCCTGGACGCCGATGTGCGGGCCATGCCCGCCAACTACGTGGCCCGTAATGACTACCGCGAAGACGCCCGCGAGATCAAAGAAATGCTCAACAAAATCTTTGATAAGCTGGAAAACAAAGTTGACAAGTGATCGATCCCTTCACAGCCCTAGCGGCCATCCAGACAGCAGTTAAGCTCGTCAAGGCTGCATCAAAGACGGTGCAGGATGTGGAGTCGCTTGGCCCTGTACTGGGTAAGTTTTTCAGCGCCAAGTCAGACGCCATCAAGGTTGTCCAGCAGTCCAAGACCGGCGGCTTCAAAGGCAGTGCGATGGGCAAGGCCATCGAGCTTGAGCTTGCCATTGAGAGCGCAAGGGCGTTTGAGGAAGAGATCAAGATGCTCTTCTTCCAAAGCAACAAGATGGATGTCTGGGCCAAGATTTTGGCCCGTGCTGCAAGTATCGACAAGGAAGCCGCACATGACGCCAGACGCCAGCGCGAGGCGGCTGCAAGGCACAAGAAAGAGATGGACGAGATCATTACCCTTGTCCTGATGTTTGTGGTTCTGGCGCTGGTCTGCGGCGGTGTCGGATGGATCATCTACAAAGCTGTGCAAGAGTGCGGTGGGCGGTGCTGATTGTGGGTAATGAAAATATGTTTTCTAACTTTGACCTGACTAAAGCCATTGGCGCAGTTGCTGCCAGTATTGCCGCGCTTGGCGGCGGTTACACCTTGGCCGACAAAATTGGGTGGTTTGACAGGGCCATTATTCAGTGGGCACCAGAGCATTTCAAGATTGTTGCAGAGGCTGGACAGCCCATCAATGTCACGGTTGCCCGTATTAAAAAGCGTGATGACTGCTCAGTGGAGGGCTTTACCCCAAGCATTAGAGACGCAGCAGGTATGGTGCACGAGGCAACTACCACCGCAAGCAAGTTCAGCGGCCCAGCCGGGCCAGAGATTGACACGTTTACCTATCAGTTGACGATGGTGCGAAAAGAAAAGATTGCGCCCGGTAAAGCCACCTTGCTGGCGACCATCAAATACAAATGTCCAGAGGGTGAGCGTATCGTGCAATACCCCCGCCATACAAACCTAAGTTTTGACTTGAAAGGCTAAATATGTTCCCACTTACAGCACTCCTTGAAGTCGGTAACAAGCTCATCGACAAGCTCATCCCAGACCCTGAAGCCAAGGCCAAGGCCCAGATGGAACTGGCAAAGCTGGCGCAAGACGGCGAACTCGCCAAGATGGCGAACGACACCAAGTTGTTTGAGGTCGAGCAAGAGAACACCACCGACCGCTGGCAAGCCGACATGGGCAGCGACTCTTGGCTGTCCAAAAACATCAGGCCAATGGCCCTGATCGCCATCTTCATCGCCTTCTTCCTGTTCACCATGATGAGCGCCTTCGGTTACAACGCGCAAGAGTCCTACGTCCAACTGCTCGGCCAGTGGGGGCAGATCATCTTCCTTGCATATTTTGGTGGCCGTACAGTCGAAAAGCTGGCTGACATGAAAATGAACAAGAAATGAACCTCACCGATCACTTCACGCTAGAGGAACTAACCACCACCAGCCATCGCCAGTTCGACAACACGCCGAACGATGCGGAGATGGCAAACTTGGTGCTGCTGGCTGAGTTCTTGGAAAAGGTCAAGACCTACCTTGACGGCAAACCGATCATGATCAACAGCGCTTTTCGATCCAAGCAGGTCAACGACAGCGTAGGCAGCAAGGACACCTCACAGCACCGCACGGGCTGCGCGGCTGACATCAGGGTGCCAGGCATGACGCCAGACGCCGTGGTAAGGGCTTTGGTGGCCTCTACGCTGCCGTTTGACCAGATCATCCGCGAGTTTGACGCATGGACGCACATCAGCATCAGCGACAAGCCGCGCCGTCAAGCGCTGATCATTGACCGCGCTGGGACTCGGCCTTTCGCATAAGCGCCCGATACGCCTCGATGGCGTCCTTCACATCGCGCTGAAGGGTTTCAATGCGTTCGTTCTGCGCGGTCATCTTTGCGTTTGCCTCCTCGGCAAACTGGGCTAAGTTTTCCTGCGTCCAAGTCTTAAAGTTTGACATCGCGTTTCTTGATTAGTCGGTTAATTACTGAGTGACTTACGCCAAACTTGCGGGCTATCTCTCTGGCGCTGACGCCAGCATCGTGCAGTGTATATACGCGGCTGACCGCCATGTCTCTAGATGGCCGTCCCGCACCTTCCCTTTTGCCTCCGTGGGTCATCGTTTGTGTATCTTAAGTTGGTTTGGCCTTTGCGCCAGCATAGCAGCCGTCTTGCCGCTGATAGATAGCGTGCCGTAGGTGGGTATGTCCTCACGAATGCGCTCAATGGCTCTAGATGAGGCTAGGCTGCGCTTGCGTGCCGTGTTGTTGGCGTTGAGTGTCTCGCCGCGCTTGGCGCGTTCCTCGTCGGTGTACTGCTTCCAGTCAAAAGCGTTGGTCATGTGTTTTCCTTGATGTCGTAGAACCAGTCATCGCCAGCGCTCCACTTGCGTGTGCCGTCTACAGTCCAAAACTGTTGTGCGGCCTTGAAGTCTGGGAACTTTGTTTCGGTAGGTATCAGGCTTTGGTCGTACCACAGGCATCTGTTGTTGGGCTGGCAGGCAAACTGGCCGTTGTCCAGCATGATCCAGTTGAACGATTTGTGTTCTTCTGCCTGCTCTGTAAAGCCTGTGTCCAAGGCCAGTTCATCAGCGCAGAAGTCTACGGTAAACAGATAGCGTCCAAAGTGCCAATTCCGATCCTTGCCTAAGAACTTGACGCCGAGGTTGCGTAGGCCGATCTTTTCCACAATGGTGAAGCGGTAGCCCATGCAGTCCCACAGTTGCAGGGTGTCGATGGGCAAGTCGCCGTGGTCTTCTTTCCACACATAGGCATGGATGGGCAGCTTGTCGTACAGCGCACCGTAGGCGGGCAGCAGCGACTCTATGCGGAACACTTGACCGCGCAGGGCTTTCAGACTGACCCAGATGGCTGGCTCCAACTCGCCGTGCCCCTTCTCAAAGTTGTACAGAAACTCGCGCTTGACGAAGCACTTGATGGGCGGCAGTGATGCGATGATGTAGCTCATGTGTTCTTCTCCTTGAGTTTGGCTTCGATGGCTCTCCACAAAGCCCACAAAGCCAACCCAGACGCGCTAAGTTCAGACAACTCCTCATCCGTCAACCCTACCCACGGGCGCTGCGCTGGCTGCGCCAAGGCTTCTTTGATGGCGGTGATGCGGTCGTCAACAGGCCATAAACCAGCCTCCCGCGCCATAAGGATGATGTCTTCTTTAGTCATGCTTGTCCCCTTGCTCGGATGGCATCTGCCAAGTCCGTGTTGTTCTTTGCGTAGCTGTCAACCAATTCAAGAATCGCCCAACGCTCTGCTGCTGCGACAAGGGCGGCGAAGCGTTCAAGCTCAGGCCAGCCAGCTTGGTGAAAATTAATTCCGCAATCCCTCGCCATTCGAATGATGTCTTCTTGTGTCATATCAGCAAACTCCAAATCCAAACGCCAGTAAAGAACAACAGGATGCAAACCACGGCCAGCGCACCCATGATGGCGGTCAGCATCACCGTGCCAACTGTCTGCCATGCCTCGGGCACAGGCTTGATGTCAGCAGGGACGATGGGGTACGCCTTGACCTTCCTGACAGTCGCCGTGTCGTAGGCGCAGTCCCACACGCACTCGGGCAAGTGCGGGCAGTCGATGCGGCCCGTGTCGCAATAGCGGCGCGTCATGTCAGCCTCCAAATGCGGACGCCCCCGTCTACAGTGCGGGTAGCAAACCTTACGCCCAGCTTGTTAGCCTCTCTGCGAAAGGTGTTCTGCTGGCTTTTGCTAAAGTCAGCGACAAGAAAGCTGTCGCCCGCCTCCATCTGCGCCAGCGCCTCGGCGTACTCATTGCGGCGGCTTGGCAGCTTAATGCCCTTGTCGATTTTGATCATGTTGCCTCCACTGGCGCTTGGTACGCCTTGAGGCGCTTGACTCGGCTCTTGTTGAAGGCCACCGATGCCTGCGCCCATTCCACCCCCGTTTCAGCTTTCAGAAGGGCCATTTCAGCCTCAGCCAGTTCGGCAGCAATGGCCTGCGCTGGTGTGATCACTTTGAAAATGTCTAGTATGTTCATGGCGCTCCTCACTTCACAAGGACATCAAAGTAAGCAAGCATTAGGACAACGCCTAAGCCGACCAAGATTACGGCTCCGATAAAACTCATCAACGAGCATCGAGCTTGATCCATGTTCTGCTGGGTAAAGTAAGTTTGTTTCATTTCGTTTTCTCCTTAGTTAATTTACTGACATATCCACGCACTTTGGCGGCGTGTTCTTGGGTGAGGTAAAACTCGACTCGGACTAAGCCAAGCGCCTTTCGGCGCTGGCGCAGTGCTTGGACTCGTTGGGTTGGGGTCATGCTAGTGGAAGCATCTTGTAGGCAGCGCGTGCTTCAGCATTGAATTGGCGTGTTGATGACTCGCTAAAG